TTAATTTGTAATAGTTGCTCAAGGAATATTCCATACTTAATTGAAAATGAAAAACCTTCTTATAAAGAACCACCTAAAGAGGTTTGTTTTTATGCCTATAAAAGAATTAATCATTTTAAAGAAATATTAGCTCAATTTCAAGGAAAGGAAACCACACAAATACCTCCCGAAGTTATTGAAAATATTAAAATACAAATCAAAAAAGAAAGAATTGAATTAGAACAAATAACAAACCTTAAAACTAAAGAAATTCTAAAAAAATTGGGATTTAATAAATATTATGAACATATACCATTTATTAAAGATAAATTAGGAATTAAACCTCCAGTTATGTCACAAGAATTAGAAGAAATACTTTGTAATCTTTTTATTGAATTACAATCTCCTTATTCTAAATATTGTCCTGATGACAGAGTAAATTTTTTAAACTATTACTACACAGCATACAAACTTTGTGAGTTGTTAGGAGAAACTCAATACCTATCTGACTTTCCTATGTTAAAAGATAGAGAGAAAAGAGTTGAACAAGATCAAATTTGGCGTAAGATTTGTGAAGAATTAGATTGGGAATTTATTTCAACTATTTAGAATAATATCAACCTTCTTCAATAAATTTATGAAAGGTATATTAATACTGTGACCCTTCAGAATTTTTATATATATCATCTGATTGTAGTTCACCACCTTTATACGGAAATAATTTCAATAAGTTTGTATTATAAATTGAAAAATTTGGATTATTACAATTAGCACCTATATTATTTCCACCAATTCTATTTCCTCCTCTTATTCTTCTAGATTTTTTTCTATTATTTCTTTTTGTTCTTCTGTATTTCATTTTTCTTCTTCTTGTAATTCTCGCCATATAATATACTACTATTAAAATTTAAATCATATTAATTATATTAATTATTATGATTATGTTATGATATTACATCTTAAAACCCACCAGGAAATCTGACAAGATTAGCGCCAATACCAAAACCAGCACCGGACCTAGCAGTAGCACCCATAGATGGAATATATGTATCCAAAATGCTAAAAGTAGCAGCAGCAGTTAAAGCAATCAAAATAATTTCCTCTACATTTAAAGAACGTTTAGGAATAGCGTAAGCGGCAATCGCAACCATTAGACCCTCAACAAGATACTTAATTATTCTTTTAGCAAGTTCGCCGACATTAATTATTCCTTCCATTATAATAAATAAAAAGAAAAAAATATATATATTTGCGATAAAAAACTTAAATAATTTGCTTTAAATAAATTAAATGAGTCAGTCTAAAGAAAGGAATTCTAAAAAAACTGGGTTTGAGAAAAAAATGAATAATGGAAAACAAAATCCTAAATATGTTGATTTGCTTGAAGAAGATAAACCAATTGCTGGACAAAAATTTGCGTGTGTTTCTTTTGTTTCTCCTGAAACTATCTTAAAACAAAAAGAAATTTTTCTTTTTGAAGAATTCCTAAAGAAGTGGGAATTAAATAAATCTATGGAAAAATTCGTACAATTTTTAAATTTTATTTCATTTAAATACACTATGTCTTTTGATGATTTAACAACTGATTTTAAAGAATTTGTTAAAGAGGAAAAGGAATCATTAACTAAAACAAGTATGAGAGACGAATACAAAACATTTCTTGATAACAATGAGGAAGATCTTGAGAAAGTATTTGGTATTAACAATCAATTTCAAACTTCTACAAGAGGGTTAAAAGTTAGAGGTGTTTATCCAACATTGGAGGAAGCCGAACTAAGATGTAAAATGCTAAGAGAAATTGATCCTAATCATGATGTATATGTTGGTCCTGTTGGATTATGGATGCCTTGGGAGCCTGAGGCCTATAAAACTGGTCGTGTTGAATATATGGAAGATGAATTGAATCAATTGATGCACGAAAAGACTAAAAATGAGTTTAGTGCTAAATCTGCCTTTGACCAGCGAGTTAAAGAAACAAAACAAAAAGCAATCGAAGAAAATATTAAGAATGCTGAGAAATCTGGAAATACTTTGACACAATCAATTGATGATGAAGGCAACTTGATTGGGGTTACAAATGAAACTACATCTTTTTCAAAAGATAATGAAACCATTTCTGCTGCCGACATCCGTTCTGAACTCTTTGAAGGAGAGAATATTGTTGTTGGAAATACCGATCACGGACAAAGTGAACTTATTAGTGGTCCTTTTGTTGTTAAAAAGGATTAAATAATAATATTGTAAATAATTAAAATTTATATTGTTTTACTTAAATAATATAAATAATTTACCATTTAGTTTTTTTTACGCTAATTTTTTGTCCTGCGCCTCTTTTTTTTGCCGAATTTGGGTCATATTTTTCTTCTTCATCATCTGAATTACAACCTTTAGACAACTCCCAAAATTCCTTTGAACCTAATTTAAAGTCATTATGATTTTCTGCCTTATACCAAAAAACCTGGTCTTGTAATTTATTGGATTTTGAATTGTTATTTATTACCAAGCACTCATAATTTTCAGTACATTGGTCCATTACCTGACAAAATGACTCAAATGTTGGAAACATTCCAGCATAATTTTCATAAATTCTTTTTCTATTCGCAATATAATTCTCTCTTAAAATAAAAACAAAGTCTATATTTGTTCTTAAAGTTGGAGGAATACCTAACGGATATTGCATTGTTATCACTAACATAATTTTCCAATGTCTCCCGTTCATAAATAAAAGACGCATTAATTTATCTCGCGTCCAAGTAGCATCATACAAACAATCATCTAAAATTACAAATGCTCTTGGGTCTATTGAGCTTCGCTTGAATGTTTCCATCTCCTTTTTTACCTGTTTTAAAACAGTTCGCTGTCGTTTCAACACATTCTCTATAATTGCCGTATTGTACTCATTATGAATAAATAATTTGGGAACCATTTTGGTATAGAAACCGTTTCCCTCTTCTGTGCCTGAAATTACTGTTCCTATTGGAATGTCTTGGTGATAATAAAGCAAATCTCTTACAAGAAATGACTTTCCAGTATCACGCTTGCCTAATAGCACTACGACTGGTCCTTTATTTTCGTTAGGCTTAAAGCTAATAGATTTCATATCAAATTTTTTTAATTCAAGAGACATATATTATATTCTTTTTTTTTATAAAAAAAAATATACGCAACTAATTATTTATTAGTTATTATTTTGTTTCATTAATTTTAGCATTTTCATTATTTTCATCATAAAACAATTGTATTATTTCTAGTGTTTTATCTGTTTTATTTTCTGGTTGTGTCCAATATTTAATTTGTTCTTTCAAACATTCTAAACGATTGTTCCATTCTTTTTTATATTCAATTTTAACAATTCCAGTTATTTTTGTAATACTCCAACAAGACCTTACACGCTGATTATTTATATTAATATAATCATCTGGATTAAACCTAATAAATATAATAGGTCTATGTCCTAAATCTTGAGATATTTCCATCAATCTTTTATTTTCACAAGAGCAATCATATTTATTATGTTGATTTTCATCTACTTCTACAATAATAATTTGATATCCTAAATCAAGCAATAAATCTGGACGTTTAGAAGAACACCCATCTTTTATTTGTTTATCCGCAAACCAAGTAAAATTTGGAAACCATAATTTAAGAAATTCTACTACAGAAAATTCTTTTGTTTTATAATTTTTTGTTACTGGTTTATTAGGAAAATTATAAATATAACATCTTAAACAATGACCGTCGTATTTATCTTGAGGTCTTGTATAACATAAGGGAGTTTTACATTTAGGATGTTTGACATCAATCATGTTATCTTCTTTACATTTAATACAAAATTTAGGTTGTAATCCCTCAAAATTATATGTTGGCTGAACTTTTTTACAAGAACATAAACATAATTTATTTCTACTTACCATATCTGACAATTTACATTCTATACAATATTTAGCTACTAATCCTTCATAATTAAAACTTGGTTGAGATTTTCCACAAACGCACATATTATGGACTAAATCTATCATTCCATCCACTTTACACATAGCGCAAAATTTTGGTTTAAGTCCTTCAAAATTAAAATTTGGTCTTGATCCACACGCACATTTTGGATTACGCGTATCAACCATATTAGGTAATTTACATTCAAAACAATATTTTGGTCGTAATCCTTCATAATTAAAGTTTGGACTTGTTAGCTTCTTACAAAAGCATCTATCATCTACAACATTAATCATATTTTCACTTTTACAAGAATTACAAAATTCTGCTTTTAATCCCTCAAAATTAAACGTAGGTCTTACTTTCCCGCAAAAACATTTTTTTCGATGAGTTTCAATCATACCTTCTTTTTTACAAAGAACACAACAAATAGGTTTTAATCCTTCAAAATTCCATCTAGGTTGAGAACTATTACATTCACATTTTTTATTTAAAACATCTACCATATTAGGTTCTTTATGGGTCGCACAATATTTTGCCCTTTCACCCAAAATATTAAAGGTTGCTTTTTTAGTACAATTAGTGCAAATAGTCATTTTTATTTAATTAAAATAATATAATATAAACTATTTAAATTCAATTTTTATATTTAATAAAAAAATATTTATTTCATTTATATAAATAATTCAATTATTTTGGTGTCACATAAACCTAATATAAATTATATTCATTATTCTTGCACAAATATACATTTGCTACATCATTTCCATTTTTTAGTTCTTTAATTATTTCACATAATTCTTTTAGCCAGTTGTAAGTATCATTAAATATATCATTTTGTATTATACGAATAACAGAATAATTGTTATCGTTCGCACATTTTTCTTTGTATTTATCAGTTATTAATTGTTCTTCTGGTGTTTTCCATTCCATAATTTGTGTAAAATGTTGCGGACCATCCAATTCAATAATAATTTTATGTTCTGGAATACAAAAGTCAAATGGTAAATGCGTTTTATTTTTACACCATTCTACTTTAAATTGGTGTATAATTGACGGAAATAACTCTTTCATAATTTTATAAAACTTTGTTTCTGTTTTATTAACACAATAAGGACACCAATAACCAGTCTTTACATTATATAGTACAGTTTCAAAATCTAAATTACATTTATTACAATTAAACCAATATCTACCACTATCACCTTGAAATAGATGTCTAGGATTTTTTGTATTTTTTAAAGACCAGAACTTCACTTTTTCGTGAGAAGCAAATGATTTATTAAAACATTCTTTACAATCATCATTATCACACATTTTTTTATTAGCACAATAAATACACCAACCACTTCTTTCACCAGTAATTTTATGAATATCTTTAATAAACTCGTGACAACATTTATCACAATTGAACCAATATTTTTCACCAGTTCCTTTAACTATGTGTCTTGGAGAAATTACATTTTTGGAAGACCAATATTTTGATTTTTCGTGTGAAGCAAATGATTTTTCAAAACAAAACTTACAATTATTATTAGTACATAAATTATTACTATTACAATATGGACACCATTGACCTTTTGTAATATTTTTTATTTGTGTTTCAAAATCATGATTACATTTATCACAATTAAACCATACTCTTTTATCACCCTTTTTTAAAACAAATTCTGGCTTTTGTTCATTTTTTAAAGACCAATATATTGCGTTTTCATGTGAAGCAAATGATTTCTCAAAACAATCCGTACAATTTACATCTCCACATAATTTTTTATTAGAACAATATGGGCACCAACTATTTCTTCCTGAAATATGAGATAAGCTCATATAAAATTCATGTTCACATTTATCGCAATCAAAATAATATTTTTTAGCACTAACTTTATATACTTGTTCTGGTTTTAATTCATTTTTTTTACTCCAATATTTTGATTTTTCACAAGATGCAAATGATTTTTCAAATGGTATAATGTTCATATTATTGATTAAAATAATATAATACAAACTATTTAAATTCAATTTTAAATTCAATTTTAAATAATTTTGCTATACTTTTTCATAACTTTGTGAAAAAGTATATTTAACAATAAATAAGTTTAAATAATAGGGAATTTATATATTAAATAGCTAATGATGGTTGACCTAAATTATCAAAAAAGGAAAAACGTAGAACTTTTCAAAAGTTTAGAAGATTCTAAAAGCTTGTTTCTCTCTAATACTCAAAATTACATCCCAATTTATAAAAGATTTTTTGAATTGAATGATACAAATTGGAATAGTATTAACCTAAATCATAAATGGTATATTTCAGGAATTAAGGAAGGTGATGAAGAAAATAGTAATCTATTTAATTGTAAAATTAAAAATATAAATACACAAAAAACAAAGGATAAAGATGTATTTTTTAAATTAGCACCTCTTTTGGACCCATATAAATATTTGATTGGAAAATATGATATTAGTAACAAAGATTTATTTAAATTACCAGATATTAATTCTGATGATTCAATAGTTAATTCAAAATTTTTAGACCAAAATAATTCAGCATATGTTGATGGGTTTTTTATATATTTAACTAGCAACTTAAATCACTCTAATAATTTTTTACATGGGTTAGATTATTATGGATCATTTCTTGCTATTAAAAATAAGTACAAAATAAATGTATTTGATGATTTAGAGTATTTAACTAATTCTGATTTTTTTAATAAAAATAAAAATATATTATTTGAAGTTAATAATTACGACCATCTTTTTCAAGATGAAAATAAAAAGAAAAAACCTATAAAAATTGAGTATAACTCAAGCGCAAAATCTAATTTATCAATAAAATCATTTGATGAAGAAATATTTGAAGAAATTTTTGAAAACAATGAATTAAATGCTAATAATCTAAAAGAATTATGTAATGAAGAATTAATTGACATGTCAAGTTTAAATATTCTTGAAAATAACTCTAAAACAACAACAATTAAAAGTAGTTCTACATGTTCATCAAGAACTTCTCATACATCATCCGAAAATAGTGATGATAAAGATTCTGAAGAACTTAATGATTTTGAAAATAATGAAAATAATGAAAACTTAGAAAATGATAAAAAAGAAGATAATGAAGAATGGGAAGATATAGATGACGATGATACTAATACTAATACTGATACTGAAGAAATAATCGAGGCTACAATTCCTCAGTTTCCCGTACAAGTAATTGGTATGGAATATTGTGAAAATACATTTGACGACCTTATTCTGTCAGATGAATTAAAAGATGAAAAAGAATGGTTTTCTGCCTTTATGCAAATTATTATGATTCTAATTACTTATCAAAAAACTTTTGCGTTTACTCACAATGACCTTCATACAAATAACGTAATGTATAATAGCACAGATAAAAAATTCTTATATTATTTATACAAAAAAAAATATTACAAGGTACCAACATTTGGCAGATTGTCTAAAATAATAGATTTTGGAAGAAGTATTTATAAATACAATGGAAAAATATTTTGTAGTGATAGTTTTCAAAATGGCGGTGACGCTGCGACACAATATAATACCGAACCATATTTTAATGAAAAAAAACCTAGATTAGAACCAAATTATAGTTTTGATTTGTGTCGATTAGCGTGTTCCATATTTGATTATTTAGTTGATGATTTAGATGAAGTTAAAGACTTAGACAAATGCGACCCTATAAAAAGATTAGTAACCGAGTGGTGTTTAGATGATAAAGGAATTAACTTATTGTATAAAAATAACGGTGTTGATAGATATCCTGATTTTAAATTATATAAAATGATTGCCAGATGTGTTCATAATCATACTCCTCAAGCTCAATTAGAGAGACCAGAGTTTAAAGCATTTGAATATACTAAAAAAGATATTCCTAATGACGTAATTGATATTGATTCATT